GATTCAGCACTCAGCATTTGTTCAGACGCTCTGATTCTGCTTGGTGCAGCCCCGATTTCGTCTTTTAACGAAGGCACGGATGAGGCCAACACCTGTGATCGTCTGTACCCTGATGTAAGAGACATGACGCTCCAAATTTATCCTTGGAGCTTTTCATTTAAGAAAGTCCAATTGGCTCGCACAATCAATACGCCAGTCAATGAGTGGACATACGAATATCAACTTCCCTCCGACCGAGTTGGCCCTCCTCGTGCTGTATTTAACAGCACCAGTGTAGGTGCTAGACCAATGACCCGGTGGGAAATCTACGGTGACAAAATCCTCACCGATGAAGAAACGATTGTTGTTGATTATCAATATTCCGTTTCTGAATCCAATATGCCTGTTTGGTTTATCCAGTTACTGAAGTATCAGATGGCTTGGCATTTGGCTGAACCAATTACGGATCAGGTAAGCAAGGCTCAATATTGGAAGGAAATTGCTCAGGGTAGTCCTGGCGAAAACGGTCGTGGTGGCTATATGCGAACTGCCATGAATATTGATGGTCAGGGCAATACACCTCAGATGATCGAAGATTACAGCTTGATTGCGGTTCGCTACTAATGACCAAGTTTGTAGATATTCAGACCAACTTCACTAGCGGTGAGATTGACCCGCTGCTCAATGCTCGTATTGACATTCCGCAGTACCAGAATGGGGCAGCCAAACTTACCAATGTGCTAGTGCAGCCTCAGGGTGGCGTTAAGCGCCGTCCTGGTATGAAACATATCTACGAATTAGAAGCTGCTTATGCTCCTCAGGATGGCATTCGCTTAGTGCCATTTGAGTTTAGTCGTGACGACAGCTATATGCTGATGTTCACCAACCAGAAAATGCATGTCATCCGCAACGGTGTTGTGATTGGCAACATCAATGGTTCTGGCAATGACTATTTAGCAATTACTGCTTTGACCTCAGCCATGCTAAATGACATGTGCTGGACGCAAAGCGCAGACACTTTGATTGTTGTGCATGAGAATTTAGCACCGATCAAGATTGTCCGTGGCGCTACCAGTGCGGATTGGACAGTCAGTACCATTACTTTTGATAGCATTCCTCAGTATGCCTTCACTATTGTCTTTACCGCAGGTACTGCAATTGGTGCGGGTACAGCTACGCTAACTCCTGATGAAATCAGTGGAACGGTCAAGATTACCGCTTCTTCTGCTGTATTCAGTGCTGCTGATGAAGGCCAGTACATTAACGCTACGCCTCAGGGCCGTATGCGAATTACCCAATATGTGTCCACAACTGTGGTCAATGGGGTGACAGAAGTACCATTCCAAAGCACTGACCCGATCCCAGCAGCAGACTGGGAGATCGAGTCAGGCTATGAAGATACTTGGTCGGCAAGCAAGGGATGGCCTAGAGCAGCTACTTTCCACGAAGGTCGTCTGTACTTTGGTGGCAGCAAGACCCGTCCTTCTACGGTATGGGGAAGCAAAGTAGGGTTCTACTTTGAGTTCCAGCCTGTAGAGGCTTATGACGATGACGCAGTAGAAGCTACGCTAGACACAAATACCTACAATTCTATTGTGGATATTATTTCTGGTCGTGATCTGCAAATCTTCACAACAGGTGGTGAGTTCTTTGTCCCTCAGTCTCCCAGTAGCCCTGTAACGCCAACCAATTTCTTCATCCGTACCGCAAGCCGCAATGGGGCTAGAGAGGGCATCCGAGTCACTCAGATCGACTCAGGAACGCTATATATGCGCCGCCAAGGTAAAGCCCTGGCCGAGTTCATTTACAGCGATACAACCCTGTCCTATGTGTCAAATTCTATCTCCCTGCTTTCTTCACATTTGCTGAAAGAGCCAAGGGAAATGGCGCTTCGTAAAGCGACTTCTACGGACGAAAATGACCTGCTTTTAGTGGTCAATCAGACGGATGGGTCAATGGCTGCCTACAGCCTGCTTACCCAGCAGAAGGTTGTGGCTCCATCTGAGTTCATTACAGATGGCCAATTTATTGAGGTTGGCGTAGATATTAACGATATCTATGTTGTAACCAAGCGTACTTTTGATGGTACGGTTAAGTACTTTGTAGAGCTGTTTGACAGCAGTATCTTTACAGATTGCGCCTTCACGGGCGGAGCTGCTGCTGGTGCTTCGTCACTCCCCCACGAGGGCGCAACCTTAAATGTGATTGCTGACGGAAATGTACTGGGTGACGAGACGGTGGCATCGGGTGCAATCACCTTTGACCGTGCTTCCACCTCAACTTATGAAGTTGGCCTGCCCTACACCGTTGAGGCTAAGACCATGCCTGTCGCTAAGGATATTGGCACAGGCACTCGACTGGCATTCAAGAAGCGCATTGTTGAGGTAAATGCGGTTTTGAATGAATCTCAGCATTTAACCATTAACAATATTCTGGTTCCGATCCGTGCCTTTGACACGGTAGGAACCCTAGACAACCCGACTGCCTCATTCTCAGGGATTAAAACCCTACATGGCATTCGTGGTTATTCAACTACGGCACAGGTAACGGTTACTCAGCAATATCCGTTGAAGATGACTTTGCTTGGTCTTGAATACCGGGTAGCTACCCACGGAGGTTCATAATGAGTTGGGCAACATTGGTAGTCTCTGGATTGCAGGCTGTCAGCTCGATTCAGCAGGGCAAATACCAAAAGGCCATGTACAACCTGCAAGCACAGCAGGCTGAGCTAAAAGGTCGTCAGGATGCTCTTCGTTACAGCAATCAAGCATTACAGGTATTGCAAAATCAGCGTCGTATTTCGTCTAGCCTTGTGGCTAGGTCTGCCGCCGGTGGTATTGATCCGTTTACTGGCTCGCCAATGACCGTAGATCGCTGGAATGCATTTAAGGCTGGCGAAGAGTACAACCTTGGCATTGAGAATGCGGACATGGCAATTGCTGGCGGTTTGGCTCAAAGTCAGTCACTACAGGCTGCTGGCAAGCAGGCTATGAAGCAGGCTTATTTCAATGCGGCAACCAGCCTTGCAATGGGGGCTTATCAGTATGGCCAAGCTGCAACTCCGACTACGCCATCGAATGCTGCTGGAGCGCCTGCTCCACAATCAGCTCAATATGGCTCTACGCAGTATGCTTTTAATAACGGGAATTTTATCCCTATTGAAAATTACTCAACCATTTCACCTGGCGCTCAGGGTTTATAACAATGGCTGAACTACCTACATATAACAGAGCAGGAATTCAGTACGCAGACCTGCCCCGTCTCGTCACAGAAGACATTGAGATGGGCGCTAAGTCTTGGGGCAGTATTAGCGAAAAACTGGATCGCTTATCTTCGTTTGCATTCAAAAAAGCTGAATCTCAAGCTATCGCTCAAGCGCAAAAATTTGCTGCTGAAAACCCTGTTACTCAGGAACAGATTGATGCTGCCAAGAACCCTGCTGGCGTAATTGAGTCATTCCTTGGCGCATTTACGGGAAAAGGTGGAACCGTATATCGTCAGGCTTTATCCGAAGCTCAAGGCGTAGTTCTTGGCAATGAGCTTTCTCTGCAAGCTACGGACGAAATGCTACTCCTTAAAAAAGCAGCAGAAAATGGTCAAGTTAGCTATACGGACGCAAAGCTAAAGATTGAAGACATGATGGCTGGATACAGGGCCACTGTATCTGCATTTAATCCAGAAGCTGCTTTGAAGCTACAAGCTACGATAGCAACCGCTGGAAACAACACCCTTAAGTCAATTGCAGACATTGAATCCAAAAACATGGATGCAATTATTGGCCTTGAGCTGGACAACTCAATGCAAACAATGACTCGTGTTGTCTCAGATATTTATAAATTTGGCGACCAGTTTGACCCAAATACGCAAACTTATGTCATGGCTGATGACATGGTTGATTCCGTACTTGACTCTTTTTATTCCAAGGCTATTGGGTTTAACAAGCCTGGATACATTACAAAGATGAACGAGTTTCGCAGACAAGCAAAAATCAGCGGGCTAGTTTCAGGAGTGCAAGATCCAGCGTTTGCGTCAACTCCAATGGATGCTTACAGCAAAATGTCCTCAGGGAATATGGGGATATATCAACGCATTTGGGATGCAATGCCAGACGAAGATCGTCAAAAGGTGTTTGATCGTTTGATCACCGAAACCAATAACCTGAAGAAAATGCAGGACGATAGCACTAAGGTATCTACGGAAGAGTACATGACTGAATCCTATCGTCTTCAGGATGAGGCTTTTTATGGGAATCCAAGCCCAACACGAAAAGACGAAATCCGGTCAAGACTGATTGACTTGAATGCCAAAATGGGCAAGAAGTTCACTACTGACGCAATGCTTGAGGCAATCAAGACTGGCGAAACTAACGACCATCCTGCTACGGCTCAGGCATTTTATGCGCTTCAGGATCAGGCAGAGGATCTACAGATCAGCGTAGATCAGATTGATACGCTGCTGTTTAATAAAGCCATTTCTGTTGAGCAGGCTACTAAACTCAGAGATGCAATCAAGTCGTCACAAAACCAAGCGTTAAGAAACGAAATTGCGTACTACAAAAGCGCACTTGATTCTCAGCGAAGCCAGTTCAATGCCCCAATCATCAATGCCGAAAAGAATGCCGGCACAAACATGATTCGTGACAAGGTGAATATTGAAGGCAAAACTCCGACTCAGGCTAGAATTGAGACCCAGTCAGAAAGCCAGCTTAGGTCTTATCTTGACGATGCCAAAGTGAAGATTGAAAGAATTATGGCTTTGTTGGCTAAGGACTCTGCTCTTGAAGGGACTGACTTGGAAGGCATTGCTGCTGACATTTTCCAAGCAGAGGACACCAATGAAATGCTAGATTTCACGGTTGTCGATGAGAAGGTCAAGACTGCCATTCGAGAATTGCTGAGGTAACAA